TTGAACTGATCGAACCCCTCGACCAGGCCGAGCTCCTCCATCTGGCGGAACCAGGAGATCGCCTCGGCCTTGCCGATCTTCGGTGTGATCACCGATTGGCCCGGACCAAACCGCGTCCCGTCGTTGGCCAACTTGTGCCTTGGGTAGCGCGTCATCATGCGCACGCGGAACGTGTACCGGAGGTACATGAGCGTGAGCATCGTGGTCACGTCGAGGTACGCGTCGTCGGGCGCGCTGGCCGAGTTCTCTTGGTAGGTCGTGATCATCCGGTCGAGGACGACCACGCCGGACGCCACGCGCGTCGTGGCGATCCCGTCGAACAGGAGGAGGTTGCGCTCCTCGTTCGAGAACAGGTCGACCTCCTCCGGGGGGAGGGCGTTTTTCATGGCGATGGTTTGGAACGGGCGCGAGGGATCCGTCGCGCCGTACTTGGCGACGAGCCCGGCGACCTCGGCCCCGAACTCCATGGCCGGCGTGATCGGGTCGATGCCTGGTTGCGCGACGATGACGCTGTGCGGGCTGTTGCGGGTGTCGCCGAGGGTCGCGAGCCCCGAGTGCGATCCCTGGGCGGCGGCGATGGCCACGCCGTCGATCATCCGCATCGGACCGAACCGACTCGAGAGCTCCTCCTCGATCGACTCGAGGCTGGTCGAGTCCGTGTAGGGGTGAGCCCAGACATGGAACCATGCGTCGCCGAGCGCGGCGATGAGGTTCGCGAGACCTGGGTTCGTCGCGCCAGCCGAGAGCTGCACGAACGCGACCTCGATCCCCTCGGGCAGCGCCTCGCCGTCGCGATAGTTGACGCGCATGTCATACGCGTTGCCGACGACGCCCTTGTGGCGGAACTGCACGGTCACCACGTTGGACGCGGCGGTGGCGGTGACAGGCAGATCCGCGGCGGCCGTGATCGCTGCTGCCGCCGCCGACGCCGCGTCCTCCGCGTCGTCGCCCTCCTCGATCGCCACGGGGACGCGCACGCCACCCATGTAGAGGGCGATCGTGCCGGCCGTCGCGCCGGGAACGGACGGGTCGGCGTCGGTGAAGGTGATCGTTCCTGCGGCCTTGGCGCCGGCGCCGTCGTCGTCGAGGACCCCGACCCAGAGCTCGGTGACGCGGTTGCTCGCGAACCATGCGATCGCCTGCCGGTGCAGCATCGAGCCGCGGCCGGCCAGGGCGACGACCTCGGCGAGGCTCGATACGCGATGGATGGTGTCCGCGTCCGCGCTGCCTTCCGTCGTCTTCTGTCCGATCAGGAGCGCCTTGTATGGGAGGAGCGCCGGCCCCTGTGACGCCAGCGACGGATCGAACTCGGCCGCGACGAAGGGGATCCGCAGGTTCGAGGGAACGTCGTTGAAGGTGACAGGGGACATGGGGCCTCACTCCTCCAAGAGGACGACGTCTCCATCGCGGAGCCGCCTGATCCAAAAACTCGTGTCCGGCACCTCGCGCCCCTCGGGGGGGAGCGGGCGCTTGCTCTTCGGGTCGCGGACGAGCGCGCCCGGCGTGGCCGGCTTAACTTTCATCCGGCAGCTCCTGGACGACGACCTCATCTTGCGCGGCCTCGTCCTCCTGCACCTCGCCGCCGAGGTTCGTAGTCACGGCGGCGACGAGGAAGTCGTCGAGCCCCTCGGACGTCTCGGGCGCGAGCGTGTGATAGGTCACGGCGTAGGTGAGGGTCAGGATCCCCATGAGGCGATCGCCCTCGTTGTGCATCCCGGTCGTGGTCCCGATGAGGACCGAGTCCGAGGCGGCGCCGCCGAGGTAGGGGTCGGCGTGCATCGCCGTCTCGATCTCGAGGGCGAGGGCGTCCATCGCGTCGTCCGCGGTGACGTCCTCATCTGCCTTGACCCATCCCTGGATCTCGAGCTGCAGCTCGCGTGCGAGCTCCTTCGGTGCGGTTGAGTTCTCGATGTCGACCGTCTCCTCGATCGTGTAGACCGAGATCGCCGGCAGGTCGCTCAGCCGATACGGGTTGAACCGCATCGCGGTGACCTTGTCGTCGGCGGCGGTCTTGCCGTCGAGCAGGTCGCGGACCGCGTGCCTGATCACCTGGCGCTGGTGAGGCACCGGTCACTCGCTCCGGTGCAGCCGCAGCCGGATCCCGCCCTGGCCGTCCGGCATGCGCTCGACCACCTGATAGGTCACGCCGTCGATCTCGAGCTCGGGCTCGTCGTCGTCCGGGTCGACGAGGAGGTCCGCCTCCCGGACGAAGAGCATCGGCGTCACCTGCTCCACGCCCGCATGGTCCGGGTCGATCAGCACGTAGCGCGGATCGAACATCCCGGCGATCTCGATCGGGTCCTCGAACTCGGGCGTATAGCGGGCCGTCACGCTGCCCAGGTGATCCTGGACAGCGCGATCGGTCGCGGCCACGAGCTCGGAGAACCCCATCGATCAGGACCTCAGCTCTCCTCGTACAGAGCCGGCATCGCGGTTCCGTTGAGCCGCACGTCGCCGGTTGTGTCGCTGGAACCAGCCGCCGCCGCCGCACAGCCGGCGACGAGGTTTTCCTCGTCACCGTCGAGCGTGGTGAATTTCTTAGCGCTGTTGTCCCAGTAGAGGAGCTCGCCCTCGCTCCACGTCGCGCCCGTCGCCTTGGGCACCCCACGGATCACGCCAGTAACCTGGCCCGTGAAGGGGTCGCCCGCGGAGGCGGAGATCGCGGCGATGACGAGGAGGCTTCCGATCAGGTAGGGCGTGCCGACCGTGACCCCACCGTTCGGAGCGGTGAAGGTCATGACGTCGCCTGGCTGGATAAAGTTGTTCATCGCGTTGTCTCCTGGGGAGCCCGGCTAGGCCGGCTCAGCTCTCGGTAGCGCCTTCGTTCGTGACCGCGCCGCGGAAGTCGACAGCGCCGACTCCGTAGTCCAGCCGGACCTTCCACTCCACGCCGTCGATGCGCCACCCGTTCTGGTTCTCGAGGAACGGGGTCTGCTGTCCGTCGAGGAACACGACCTCGAAGGTCGGCGCGATCGACGGCGACGCGAGCAGGTACCGACGGGTGCCGGACAGGCGCGGCGAGTCGATCACGGTGCGGAAGAGGCCGCGTACGATGTTCGGCGACTGCGGGACCGCGCCGGACGTCACGTCGTACTGCGCCTCATTGAGCGCCTTGGCCTGGCCGCCGAGGCCGACCGGAACCAGCAGCACGTCCGGGCGGAGGTCGAGGAACTCGTTTCCGCTCGGGTCCGTCTGGATCGCCATCGTCACGCGGTCGGCGTCGAGGCCGGCGACCGACAGGTCCGAGGGCGTGCCGATGTTGTTGTGGTTGTTGTCGAACAACGGATCGTTGTCGTTCATGTCGGGCCCGAGCCCGCTGTTCTGCGCGAGCAGGGCGTACACGTCCGCCTCGATCGAGAGGCGGGCGGCGCGGCCGAGCATCGTGGCCAGGCGCGAGAAGGCGCCCATGTCGTCGTTGATCAGCGCCTGCCGGGAGAGGGCGATGATGTTGCCCTTCGTGACGGCGGAGATCGTCTCCTTCTCGCCGTCCGGGATCGTCTGGTTGGTGAACTCGCCATGCTCGTTCACCGTCGACAGGCGGCCGAACGTGCCCATCCGGTAGCGGTTGTGCGGCCGGAAGTCGGACACGCTGCCGACGGCGCAGAACAGCGACCACGTGTCCTGCGCGAGCGCGTACGCCGCGAGGAGCGTCTTGTGCAGGGTGTTCTCGAGGAGCACCGAGAAATCGCTCGTGGTCGCCATGCCGCCCGCGCGATGCGTGAGCGCCATGCCGACGAGCGACATCTTGTCCATGCCCGCGGTGCGGACGCCCTGACGCTCGAGCGCCATGCGCGCGAGGTCGACGAAGCCGAGGCCGCGGAACTCGCCCGGGTCGACCTTGACGGTCTCGCCGCGCTTGCGCGCCGCCTCGACGACCAGGCCGTCCACCGCGGCGCGCTGGATCAGCCAGTCGCTTGCGCCGCGCAGAAACTTGTCGCGGGCGTCGACGCCCGCCTCGACGCGCGGGCCGCCGCGCTCGAACCCGATCGCGTCCTTTTCGTACATGTCCTGTGCCTCCGCGCGGAACTTG